TTTACAAGTCGGACGGCACGACGATGGTTATGGAAGGCCTGACGGTTGGTACGTCTGGCACTAACATTATTATTTCAAGCGCGACTATCGCGGTTAGCGATACGGTCACGATTACGTCTGCCACGATCACGGACGGCAATCCGTAATAGGGGTTTAATATGGCGCTTGTTCTTGCTGATCGAGTTAGAGAGACAACGACTACTGCCGGAACTGGCACGGTCACGCTTGCTGGCGCTGTAACCGGCTATCAATCTTTTGCGGCTATTGGTAACGGAAACACGACGTATTACACGATTTCCAATCCGAATAACTCGGAATGGGAAGTGGGTCTCGGGACGTATACGTCGTCTGGCACAACCCTTTCGCGCACTACGGTTCTCGCATCCTCAAATAGCGGGGCATTGGTCAGCTTTAGCGCAGGATCAAAGGTTGTGTTTTGCGACTATCCTGCTGGGAAGGCTATTTATTCGGATGCAAATGGCGTCCTAACAGTTGCCAGCGGCGGCGTAACCCCATCTGTCGCAGTAACTTTTTCTGCTACGGCAATGACCGTTAACTGCGTGTTGTCCAATGTATTTACGACAACTTTCACGGCAAACGTTACAACTGCGCCTACGATTTCCAATCCGCAGGACGGCCAAACGATTAACTGGTTCATTACGCAGGACGGAACCGGAAGCCGCACAATGACTTGGCCGACTAGCTTTAAATGGCCTGGCGGCACGGCTGGAGTTTTAAGTACTGCGGCAAGTTCGGTTGACCTGCTGATTGCTGTTTACCGTAGTTCAACCGGATTTTGGTATGCCACTCTACAAAAGGGTTTTGCATGACATTTCTTGTCGATACGCAGATGGGTGCGCCTAGCATCACTCCTGTTTATATCGAGGATTTGTTTTCAACGTGGCGATACACGGGTACTGGCGCGACTCAAACCGTTACAACAAATATTGATCTATCTACCAAAGGTGGAATGACTTGGATTAAGTCTCGTTCCGCTGCGACGGTCAACAAGATCACCGACACGGTTCGCGGCGCTACGAAAGGGCTTGTAACCAGCACTACTGCCGCGCAAACGACCGACACGAACGGACTCACAGCATTTAGCACTACCGGGTTTACGCTCGGTACGGACACGATCTACAACAATACGTCCGCAACTTATGTCGCATGGAACTTCAAAAAACAACCAAAGTTTTTTGACATTGTGACTTATACAGGAACCGGATCGGCAACTACGATTGCTCACAATCTGGGGTCTACGCCTGGCTGCATCATGGTCAAGCGTACAGACACAACCGGAAACTGGGAGGTTTATCACAGCGGCATGACTTCTGCGTCTTATTACATGAGACTCAATTCAACCGCCGCGCAAACTTTGGACACAGCACAATGGAATGCGACAGCTCCTACTAGTACGGTATTTAGCGTAGGAACCAATACTGGTGTAAACGCATCTGGTGGCACTTATGTCGCATATCTGTTTGCCAGCAATGCGGGTGGGTTTGGTGCATCTGGCGCTGATAACATCATTACTTGCGGATCTTTTACAACCGATGTGACAACGGCAGCGGCTTCCGTCAATCTCGGTTATGAACCGCAATTTATGCTTATCAAAAGCGTTTCCACAACTGGTTTGGCAGGTGACTGGAACATTTTTGATTATTTGCGTGGAATGCCAGTATATCCGGCAATTTTGCCGCGATTGTTGAACCCAAATACCGCGCTGGCAGAATTTAACGGAACATATTATTGCTATCCGACCGCAACAGGGTTTGAGTTCCAAAACGATTTTGGAAATCAGAAATTCATTTACATTGCGATTCGGCGCGGCCCAATGAAAACTCCGACGGCTGGGACGCAGGTTCTTAGCATTAAGAATTACGCTGCAACGAACGTTGTTTCAACGGCTACGGTTACGCACGATGTGACTTATGACGTTGATTTTAGCGCCAACAGAGACGCAACTACTGCAAAATTTTTGTTTGTTGATTTGCTTCGCGGTCCTGACGGATACGTTCTTCGAAGTAACTCTACAAGCGCAAATAACAATTTTCCGACGTTTTGGTCCCGCATAAATAACAGAACATCAGCAGCGGTATCAGCAACGGACGCATTTTGGGCATCAGCAAGTGCTGCCACCAATAACCATATTAGTTATGGAATGGTTAGGTCGCCTGGTGTATTCGATCAAGTGGCTTTTGTTGGTACTGGCACGAATTTGACGCTTAATCATATTTTGGGCGTTGCCCCAGAATTGATTATTGTAAAAAAGGCAAGCGCAGCATCAACTACGGGTTGGGTTGTTGGAGCGACGGCACTAGGGTACGGAAATAAGCTGTATTTGAACCTAACAAACGCCAGCGCCGCAGACGCCACCGCTTTTAACTCTACTGCGCCGACTAGTACGACTTTTACCGTAGGAACGAATACCGACTGTAATGCGTCTGGTGCAAGCAGTATTACCTATCTGTTTGCTACCCTGGCCGGTGTTAGCAAAGTCGGCACATATTCCGGCACCGGAGCCACGCAGACAATTAACTGCGGATTTACTGGCGGCGCTAGATGGGTAATGATTAAGCGAACCGATACAACCGGCGATTGGTATGTCTGGGACACCGTTCGCGGTATGGTGGCTGGAACCGACCCATCGTTGCTTTTTAATACAACAGGAATTGAAGTAAATGCTAATAGCGTTTATACAGTTTCAACCGGCTTTCAAATTGTAAGCACGGCTGCTGGTATTAATGCTTCCGGTGGAACGTATCTTTACATGGCATTTTCGTAAGGTGTGAACATGGAAATCAGAATTCGCTCAACCGGACAAGTGGTTCAAGAGCAGGAATTCAGGTCAATGCACCCGACCGTCGGAATTCCGACACCTATTCCCGCAAACCTGATTGATGATCTTGGCGCTGACCCCGTTCTTGAGGGGCCACAACCTACTGTGACGCGATATCAGACGGCTTTTAGAAGCGGTGTAAGCCTAATTGATGGAAAGTGGCTTACTCAATATTCTGTAGCCGACATGGACGCTAATACAAAAGCTGCGACAGATGCAGCGCAGGCAGAAGCTGTCCGCGCCATGAGGGATCAAAAGCTTTTTTCTTCTGACTGGACACAAGTTGCGGATGCTCCGGTTGATAAGGCTGCCTGGGCGTCTTATCGCAAATCTTTGCGTGATGTCCCGCTTCAGATCGGTTTCCCTTGGGATGTTTTTTGGCCGGAAACTCCAAAGTAATACCTAATGTTTGGAAATAACCCTTTTTCTTCTGCGCCGATCTCATCCTATGAGATCAACATTAATGGCACTTTTAGTGCCACTTTAGACAGCATTTCGGTAAATATTGGCGCAACGGTTTATACGCCAATAAACCTGACCGCAACGATGGCTGTTACTCTTGACAGCCTTTCTGTTTCGGCGGCTGCTGTGCTGGGCCATGCAGGCTCAATGTCGGTCACTTTGGACAGCATCCAAGTATCGGCAACCGGAACTTTGGGACATACGGCCAATATGGCCGTTACGCTTGAAAGCATTGATGTAAATATGTCGGAAACTTTGGGGCATACGGCAAGCATGGCCGTAACCCTCCAAAGTATTTCCACCGACATAAATGCGCTAGTTTCTTCGCCAGGCGCTATCACCGGCACTTTGGCGGCTACCCTCGACAGCATTGGCGTGTCGATGTTTGCTGCCGAAACGCCGATTTTTGTGGTCGATACGCACGACGGCGAAGGGCTTAAAAAGAAGTTCCAAAAGGAAGCCCAAGACAAGGCCAAGTATAGAAAGCGGGTTATTGATCTATACGAGGAACTGGTCGAACTAAAGCCAAAGGCTGCTGAGGAAATAATTGCTCCCTTTGCGGACGAAAATGCCCAAAAGCAAAGTGGCCTTGACTTTAATGCGCTTCTTGGTAATTTGGACCGGACTGAAGCACTTTATAACTCGCTAAAGCGCGAATTAGAAGAAATCGACGACGAGGAAGTGTTTTTGCTGCTATGAAACGAGTCTACGTCTATCAAGACGGTAAAATGATCGAGAAGATCGGTTCTAAAAAGAAGGATCTTCATTACATTCAAGACGATATCAAGCCTTATAAGTCGATGGCCGACGGGACGATAATTAGCAGTCGTTCCCAGCACCGCCGTCACCTAAAGCGTCATAACTGCATTGAGGTGGGCAACGAAATAATGCGTAATGCGCCTCCCCCGCCCGTCGAGAATACCCGTAAGGAGGTTCTTCGCGCCCAGCTTGCAAATATGACGCACGATCAAGCTAATCGGATCATGAACAAGATCCGCGACGATATGCGTTTTAGTAACTATCCCCACAGGAAAGGTTAAATGGAAGCCGTTGAAAACGAAGTCGCTGATGCCCCTCTAGACCGCAAGGAACTGCTCGCGCAGCAGTTTGAGGAAGCAGAAGCCGCAGCCCCACAAGAGCCGCGCACCCGTGATGAATCTGGAAAGTTTGCAAAGCCTGAAACCGTAAAGGCAGAACCAAAGGCCGCAAAGTCGGCCCCTGTCGAAAAGGTCGAAGCGCCTACGGAGGAACCGCTTTGGAAACGGCCCCCGGCGTCCTGGAAGAAGGATTATCACGAGCCGTGGAACACGGTAGACGATAAGATTAAGGAATACGTCTGGACCCGCGAGGAACAGATGCGTAAGGGCGTCGAGCCGCTTCTGAGTAAGTCTCAGTATGCGGATGCGATGCAGGCGGCGCTTGAGCCGTATATGAGTACGATTACCGGCCTTGGCCTAAAGCCCGAGCAGGCTATTGGTGCTTTGGCGCAGGCTGACCATATTTTGCGGACTTCTGGCCCTGACCAGAAGCTGCAGTATTTTATGCAGTTGGCGAATCAGTACGGGATCAATCTTAATGGGGCGCAGCAGACTGCGGCTCCTACTGATCCGGCCTTTTTTGCCCTGCAAAACGAACTGAACTCTGTTCGCGGTGAAGTGCTGTCGTGGAAACAACAGCAGGAAGCCGCGCAGAATCAGGCTCTTTTGGGTGAGATCAACAGTTTTGCCCAAAACAAGGAGCATTTTGAGCAGGCCCGGCCGACGATGATCCAGTTGCTACAAAGTGGCATGGCTGAATCGTTGGATGAGGCTTATGATAAGGCTATTCGCCTAGACCCTGAACTTTTCAATAGCATCCAGCAAGCCCAACAGGCCCAAGAGGCTGCTAAAAAGAGTGCGGAGTTGAATCGTGCGGCTAAGGCTGCACGGGCGGCTGCGGTTAGCGTCAGAAGTTCCACACCAGGAACCAACACGGCTCCCAAGGCGCAAGACCGTCGATCTCTCTTGGCAGAGCAAATCGACGCCATGAATGATCGACTTTAACCAATAACTGATTAGGAGATAAAACATGGCTTTTGCCAATTCTTCGATCAGCGACATCATTGCGACTAATATTCAGAGCCGTAGTGGTGAACTCGCTGACAACGTCACGAACAACAATGCCCTGCTTCGCCGCCTGAAGGAGCGCGGGAACGTTAAGACGTTCTCGGGCGGTAACGTGATCCTTCAGGAAATCATGTACAATGATTCCTCGACGAACAACACGAATAGCTATAGCGGCTATGAAGTGCTGAACGTCTCGCAGAACAGCCCGATTTCGGCTGCTCAGTTCAGCATCACGCAGTACGCTGCCGCTGTCTCGATCTCGGGTCTGGAGATGATCCAGAACACGGGTAAGGAAGCGATCATTGACCTGCTGGATGGCCGTATGCAGGTTGCAGAAGCGCAGCTTGCGAACCGCATTGGTTCGGACATCTATCTGGACGGCACCGGCAACTCGGGCAAGAACATCACGGGTCTGGCTGCGGCTGTCCCGGATGCTCCGTCCACCGGCACCTACGGCGGCATCAACCGCGCTACGTGGTCGTTCTGGCGCTCGAAGTCGTACTCGGGTACGACGGATGGCGGCGCGGCTGTCTCGGCCTCCAACATTCAGCAGTACATGGACGCGCTGGCCGTCCAGCTGATTCGCGGCACCGACAAGCCGGACCTGATTGTTGCGGACAATAACTACTACCGTCTGTACCTGCAGTCGCTGCAGAGCATCCAGCGTATTTCGAGCGAAGGCTCGGCTATGGCTGGCGCTGGCTTTGCGTCGCTCAAGTACTTCGGCGCTGGCATGGCGTCGGACGTTGTTCTGGACGGCGGTATCGGTTCTGCGGCGACGGCTAACCATATGTGGTTCCTGAACACGAAATACCTTAATACTGGGGTCACTCTGCATTAAAACGCAGATGTGAGAATCCTCTCTGATTGACTTGGAACTCCCGCAGGGGACAACAAGGGGCAAGCGAAAGCAGCCTGAACGACTAAGTGAGAGGACACCCGCGAGGGTGAAGCGATAGTCTGAACTTGGGTATAACTGTAAAA